GTTGGCCAATTTGTAATTAGGTTATATCAATGGATACTTTGATGAATCTCTATTTTGTCATGATTTCCATTAGTAGTTTATTATTAGAATTCAATAGAGAATTAAATTATAAAATCGTATAAAGGTTTTAGTTCAATGTGTAGAGAATACAAAATAGAGATTCATCAAAGTATCCATTGATATAACCTAATTACAAATTGGCCAACATGGGGTGTAAGGGATTATGTGTAAGATACAAATGCTCAAAGCCATCAAAAAATGGGAAACGATATGATTCAGGTCAAAAACGTTGTAGTATTTGTTGTCTTTTTTTAAAATGGGGTGGTGTAAGCTGTCCATGTTGTAACTTTACTTTAAGAACAAGATCTCACAATTCAAATTACAGACACATAGATGAGAACTAACTTTTATGATTGCAAGGACAGCAGTTTATGCATATTCCATTATTTACACCATACTTCCAACATTCAGGAATTGGATCCATAATGGTGACATCAAATTTACTTTCTACTGATTCTCTGAATTCTGTCCCACACCCACTACACGTTCTAGTCATATATCAGACTCTACTCCGTTTCATCTTTTTATTATGAAAATACCATAATTTAAAATTTAAAAATAAGATATGTCTAAAAACCATGAAATATGAAAAATGCCGATACTGCAATAGTTGGAAATGGCGTCTTTGTACACTATTGTCATAAGATAAGAGGGCTAATGGCATTGCGAATACGTCATCCTTGCTGTCCTATTTGTTTTCAAAAAAATCCTGACTATACTCAAAACAAGATGATTCATACTGTAACTAACTTATTGACAGGATCAATTATTCTAACATTCAGTGATGTCAATATTGCCATTAAATACATACAGGACCGTCCCTGGGACACATTAGCATTAGGGGATACAGGATACGTTAAATGATGGAGAATTTTTTGATATACATTGCAATCTTTCTTAGTGTAGAGCTTGCAGGTGCACTAATAATATTGGCACAACTGTTTCCAAAATATGTAACTGTAACCAAACAAAGAATGAAGCTTGGAATCATACTATTATTTGGTGGCTTTGCAGTAAAGATAGTACTTTACGCAATAGAGTTTATCTATTAATTTTATAGAATTACTTTTATTCTTATTTACAATAAAATACCCGTCGGCTAGAAAGAGAAATATCCAAATACTCTTCAAGCTAAGTTGTTAGTTTCATTGATGCCGACATTTACTTTGGATATTTTTCTTTGAGTGCCTTGTAAATTGCAATCTCTGCTTTTTTCTTTGTTCTAAACCTTTGAAAATCTAAATGACCACATGCTTCATAGTGATGTCCCACAAATCTGCCATCCCTCATTGTAAACTCTAAACCGTGATTAATTCTTGCAAGACCTACTTTGCCATTATCATTCTCATAATAGTAATACCATTTGCCAAGCATGGGTGGAATTTTTTCATAAAATTCATCTCGTACCTTTTTTGGAAGTCTTGCCATTTCTTTCCATAAATGATGCATTATTCGAGTCTCTTTCACAAATTTTTTATTATCATAAATATTTTAAAATTAGATTCGACAACTGTTGAATCTCAGAATAAAAGCATCTTGTTATAATAAAAAAAATACACATGTTACAATTTGATACTACGTCCTGGCATTATAGATTAGTCCTCTATGTGTTTGGGGTTAATTTCTTTACAGAAAAAGATAACATTGACTTTGATGAAACAGAAAAAACAAACAAAGTAGTATGGACACGTAAACCAAAGGTGGTAAACTTTTGTCCGTATTGTAGAGGAGTTTTGTGGAGTGCATTATCATTACCGTTTGTGTATGTCTGGAGATTATTTCCACACAAGAAAAAAGTACTAACTCATGAAGAAACCATGAAGAGACTTACCAGACGTGGGAATATAATGAAAAGTGTAGGTGGTTCAATACAGTTTCCATTAGCTGCCATAAGAATTATTGATGGTGACTATATAGCTGGTGCAATACAGATTGCACTTGGTGTGGTGCTAATCTTGATGTTCATATCAAAAGATCCTTCCAGGACACCAATAGCAATTCAATATTTTGGTCCTCCATTTAAAAAATATTTTGGACCACCAATTAGAGTAATAATAAAATTTGTTGCAAAGTATTGGCCAAAGAAAAAACATGTGCCAAAAAAAGAGACTCCAAAGAACCCTAGTCTGATTAAGACATATTTTACTGAGAACCATGACAAGTTTTGTCCACCTGTTTGTTTTGTTGATCCAAACGATACGGAAGTTAGAGTCTAGTGGAACGCAATTATTTGATTTGTGCACTGATGGGGAAATTTGTAGAGCAAGACCATTCTATTAGTACCATAGACCTTAGAGTAAAGATAGACCAGGCATTAGAAGTATCTTGCATGACTCCACTTAACATTGGAGATACTCAGCTACTTGATGAGGTTACAGGGGAGATGATGATTCATGTTATTGGTAGAAAAATTAATCGAGAGCAGAGAAGGAAAAAATGAGATACCACATACATGGTCACTTTGTTGAGGATCGTATCCCTGATGGTAATCACTTTCCAGTACACCATACAATAGAGATAGCAGTTGAAACATTTACAGAGTTACAAGACAGATATGATTCATTTCTATTATCGTATAATTCTAGATGTTGTTATGGATTAACTATTGGAATGTCAGAAGATCCGAGTTTGGTTGAATGAATAATTGGTATTATGTTAGATTTCTTTTCACATGAGGATCAATATTCTTTCTTTGGTCCTGTACAGCTTGTATTGCGTTGAAAAACATATCCATAAATCCTTGTGGATATTTATCAGGATTTAGTATCATATCCTCCAAATGATCATATGCAATCCAATGCCCATCAATTGCGTCTTGTTGTGTTTTATATCTTGCCTGAAAACCAAGCCACTTTCCAGTTTCAATATTTTGAACCATACTCTCCCAGAAATATTCAGAGTCCATAATACTCTCAAATAGATTTGGCGAGCATTGTGGCATTTCTGTATGAGTTGTGTATAGTAAATATGGTCTTTTGAATGATGTTATCTGCCATTTTCCCTCATGAAATTTTTTTCCACATGTACCACAAACTCCAACTTTGCCATACATCTCATCATTATTCACCCAAACAGAATAACACTTTATCATCTCATCCATTGTATAATTTGTAAAACAACACGAGCATTGAATCGCAACTCTTGCCTTCCACTTTTTATCAAAAGACTCTGAATTATTTAGAAAGTTCATCAGTTCACCTTATAGTATGAATTGTACAATTAATTTTTCCTCTTGAGTATTACATCCTCAACATATCTTGTACCAAATTTAGTTAGTCTATAACCATCTTGGTTTTTCTCAAGCAATCCCTTGTCTACTAAATCTTTTAGTTCTTTTAGAATCTGCTTTTCATTCATGCCCTTTGTAAGACCATGTTTGATTAGTTCATCATCAATGTCAGTCATATTATTTATCCATCACCGAGTCTGGTTGAATGTAGTTAGGACCTTTGGTTTTCTTTTTTAGTGGAGCTTGATCTAGGGATAGCTTGAATCTTTTATTAGGATTACCCATAAGATCACTAGATAACTTTTCAAGTGTCTCATGGTAATCTATATTGAATAAAGCAAGAATCTCATATCCTTTGCCGTAAATACTAGTCATTAGTTTTTCAACTTCCGTAGTCTTCCTGACTTTAGCAAAATATCTTTTTCAATTGTATTAAGCAGTGCATCAATTAGTGCAGTCTTTTCTTGCAGATACTCAAACGAAAGATGGTCTCCATTTACCATTACTCCTGAATTCTCTAAAAAACCTTTTTTATTAACATGGGACTTTATGCCATTATTTTTACATCTTACCTGACTAATCAAAGTTATTAGATATTCTGTATCAATTCCATCAAGATTACTCAAAGAGTGTAACACCTGACCTTATTGCTAGAAATTTTGAAAACTCGCCCATTTCATTAATAACATCTATTGTAGATTCAGAATTTTTTTCTAATCGTGAGGACCATCCGATTAATAATCCTGCAACATATGCCCCATTTACAGTAGTTAATGTAGTTACATTATCATTTGACAACTTTAACTATTTTTTTAGTTATGTTATAAAGCGAGATTCAACGAGTCTTGTACCTAAATTTTTTATTCATGCGAATCTTTGATATCTCAAATCCTTGAGGATCATATTTTGATTTACCAATTATACAGTATATGATACTCATGACTGAATCCTTTGGATGGTTCCATTCTTTTTTTGCCTTTTGTCTTGGGTCTTCTTTTACAATCTCTGTATTGTCTTTATCCAAGTCCTTTCTTGTAATATCACAAAAATCATCAAGCAAAAAATCACATTCCCAATCATTTTTCATTGGGATAATTAGTTGTGATACTTTTTTTCCACTCTCATCAGGTACAGTACTGCCAACAAAGTCAACAAAGTTTTGAACAATCTGACTCTTATCTACTGAATAGTATTCCTTTTTCTCACCAACTGTTGGTGCATCAATAACAGATTGGTTTTTGTGTCGCATAGTTTCTTGTGTAATGTTTCCTGAAGTCCAACAACCCTTTACTCGTCCACGTCCAAGTTCATTAACTTTTTCACCAAATGATGTGTAACCTCCGTTTTGCATCATAGTTACTTTGTCTTTCCCATAACCCAAATCAGCTACACAAAAATCACAACAATACTCTGTGAATATTTTTACAAAGTGAGCTGCCTGATCATATTCATGCTCCATTGGTCTTGAATCAATAAATGCAATCTGGTATCGATTTAATTTTCTCCAGTAAATCATTACAGTACCAATAGTTTTAGAAGCTGCTGGTCCTGAACCCCAGTCTATTCCAAGAAATATTAGAATTTCTGTTCCGTATTGTTTTTTTAGTTCACTGATTTCTTTTGGAGTTAATAGTGCTTTGGTGTAATCATAACATGCCTCAACCATTTCAGGAGTTATTGGTCTTCGCATTGCTTTAAAGAAATTTCCATAAACGTGAGCTTGAACAATACTTGTAGGATTATATTTTTCTTGAAACTCTATTGAATTTTCAGGTCTTGTCTTGTAAAGACTTACAGCATCACTGATAGTTAATGGGATTCTTGCAAAGATTGTCTGAGGCATATGATACCCCCTATACTCATTATTTTCAGGATGCTTTGCAACCCACTTTCCTGCAACAATATTTTCAGGATGTTCATTTGAGAGATACCCTTCATCATCAAATCGTAGTTTCTCTCGCCAATTCTTATCATCAAATACCCATTCCCTCTGGTCTGACTTTTTCCAAAGCTTGTACCATTCAGAACCAGCCTCTCCACCTATCCCTAAATAGTAGCATTGGCCTTTAGTCATAGTCATAGAGTACAGAGCTGCTGCTCGAAACTGCAATTCCTGATACTGACATTCATCATACACCATTAGCCAGTTAGTCATCCCCTGAACGTTATTGTACTCGTTCTCATCTGTTCTGACATATACCACAGAATTGTTTGTTAGATTAATTTCTCCAACATTTGCTCTCCCATGCATCAAAAATGGTATTAGCAAATCATTTCGTAGCATTGTATCTTTACGAAATCTTTGTTTGGACCAAGCAGAAACACGGTCTTCCCTGTCTACAATATATGTCACCTCTACGTTATCATGTGAAGTAGCATAGCAGCCAATAATGTCAGTTCCAAATGTTGATTTGAATGTCTGTCGTCCATTAACTACTACAATGTTTGGTGACTTGTCTTTGTATACATCAACCCAGAAAGGTTCCCACTCAAAGTTACGTTTTACATTACCGACATATGGTCGCGCTTTTTTTATCCATTCTAAATTATCAGTTGGTAGTTTTGGTGTTAGTATTTTTTTTTTAATTGGTGTTACAACTTTTTCTGCATCTTCTAACTTTCTTTCAAATGATGTTGACACATTATTTACCCCACACTGTAGGTTTGTCTGAATCGTTGCTCTCTAATTTTTTTTCAATTTCTGCTAATCTCTTTTCATGATCATATGCTTTTGCAAGACCTGCATGAACTTGTGCCATGTATCCCAAAGAGCCAGACAGTTTACTAAGATCATTTATTGTTTCTTTACTGGTTTCTGCATTTTCTTTGTTGTACTTTTCAAAACGTTCTAGATAAGACATGAAAACATATCCTACTCCATTGTACATTTTTTCTGTAGTGTTTTTATCAGTATCTGGATAGTCCAACAAATATGAGCTTTTTTTCAGATTAAAGGTATTTTTCTCTTAAAGATTTCCCAAAGGGCATCTATTTATGTAATAATTTCTAAAAAATAATTGGTAATAATTCATGGAAAGTAATACATGGCAATGTGTTTAGGACATAGAGATGGTACAGAGTGTTACCATAGATCCCGATGCACACAAAGAAGAGTGAACTGGGAACGGTGGCAACTTTGTCACAAGTGTGCAAGACTTTTACATCCAGAATTTTACAAAGATAAAAAGAATCATGGAGTTAGAACCGTTCCAGAAAACGAACACAGTAAAACTCCTTTTGCAATACAAGAATTACCTGAAATAACTATTGAAAATTAATTAATTTTAAAATACATTTGGTTCCCCATAATACCTTTAATTGTAAAATGAGTTTCTAATCCATGACAAAAGAGCTATCTCCTGGAAAAATGTATAGACCTACTGCAATAATTCGTGATATTAATGTTGAAGTTTATGTCGTAGAACAATTTAACCACAGAGTCTCAAAGTGGGTTGCTACACCAACTGATACACCACCAGCTAACTTTGACTTTACACTAGTGACAGGATGGGGCAGTAACAGTGATGGAACAAGTGGTGTTCCAGGAACACCAACTGCAGTTGATGATGATAAATTAAATTTTCCAACAGGCATTGCAGTAGATAATGCTAATAATAGATTATTTGTATCAGATACTCTAAACCATAGAGTTCGAGTTTTGAATTTAGCTAATGGTAATTTTACTGGTTCGATTAGTAGTGCAGGAACTGGAGACACAAATTTGTATCGTCCGACTCATATGGATTATTCTCCAGGCACCAACAAACTAGCAATTGCTGATTCATTTAATCATAGAGTTGTAGTGTATAATTCTGGTGGTGGTTTTCAAGGAATTGCTACACCACCAGCAGAAGGATTTCATACTCCTCATGGAGTAAAACACAATGCAAATCAAGCTAAATTCTTCTATTCAGATCTTATTCGAGGTAAACTGTATAGTTATCTTTCTAGTGATGGACTTACTCCAACTACTCCAACAACTATCGGTACTCCTGGAACTGAGTCTACTGATCCAAACCAACTTTTCTATCCTGGTTCTGCAAGTGGATCTACTGATACTGTTGGTAATTCATGGTTGTCTGATACAAGAAATAATAAAATTAAAGAATTCACACCAGCAGGGAATATTTCTGATGTATTTACAACAGCAGGAACTGGAGACGGAGAGTTTTATCATCCAGAAGATACAACAGGATTTGTAGATACGGGTAGTGACTATCTCTTAATTGCAAATACGTTAAACAACAGAATTGAGGTCTATGATCGTGCAACAAATATTTTCCAAACTACATTTGGCTCTCCATAATACCTTTAGTTGTAAAATAAATTTCCAATCATGGCAAAAGAGCTAGCTCCTGGAAAAATGTATAGACCCACTGCAATGGAGATTAATTCTGCTGATGACACAGTTTATGTTGTAGAGCAATACAATCACAGAGTTTCAAAATGGAATTATACAGCAGGCTTGTTTGATTTTACTTTGGATGGTTCATGGGGAAGTAATGGAGATGGAACTACTGGCAATCCTGGAAGACCAACTGCTGCGGATGATACGAATCTTAATTTTCCAACAGGAATTGCACAAAATGCTCCTAGTGATTTTCTATTTGTATCAGATACACTAAACCATAGAATTAGAGTTTTACTTAAAAGTACAGGTGAGTTTGTAGATTCATTTGGTACTCCGGGTAGAGGAGATGGTCAGTTGTACCGTCCAGCACATCTTGATGACAATGATGCTACAGGTGATCTTGCAATTGCTGATTCATTTAATCATAGAATTTCAGTCTTTGAAAATTCAGGGAGTTTTAACTTTACAGGTATTGCTACTCCCCCAGCAGAAGGATTCCATACTCCGTGGGGAGTAAAACACAACACAACAAATTTAGAATTTTATTATTCAGACGTTATAAGAGGTAAAATGTATTCATATGGGAATACTGGACTGACTCCCAGCACACCTATTTCATTTGGTATTCCTGGAACTGATACTAAAGATCCAAACCAGCTTTTTTATCCAGGTAGTTCAAATGGCTCAACTCCTACATCAGGTAACTCCTGGTTGAGTGACACTAGAAATAATGAAATTAAAGAATATACGGATTTAGGACAAATTTCACAAAAAATATCAGGAGCTGGAACTGGAGATGGTCAGTTATATTGGCCACAGCATACTACAGGATTTACAAATGGCGGCACACAGTATCTCTGTGTTTGCAATACACTAAACAACAGAGTAGAAGTGTATGATAGAGTTTTTGGTGGCTTTGAGACAAACTTTGGCTCTCCATAATACCTTTAATTGAGAAAACAGCTTTTTTTTATTGGCCTTTGGGAATAGAATCAGAAATGGTTTAGCAAAGCTTCTCTCAACTGAGCCCTATTCATCAAGACGTCATGCAACAAACAAGATGAATCTTAATCGAACTAGAACAATGATGGAGAGTCCATTGTTATCAGAGTTGGTTCCAGGATTATCTCAACCAGTTTGGGGTCCTGAGATTTCTACAGTAGGAGCATATAGTAGAGAAGGTTACACATCTCGTACATTTGATTTACCAACAGTGCCATTTAGAGTCCAGTCATATGCACTTCAAAGAGATGAGGATGTACAGCTTGCAATCAATGATTTGTCCTCAAAGATTACAGGAGGTCAACACTACGTCAAAGGACAGTCTGAATCATTCATTGAATACATGGAGGACTTTACACATAACATACACTTTGATACTTTTGATACAGAACTTGTAAAAGAATTACTTTGGTATGGTAACTCTGTCTGGAAACCACGAATGGGAATTAGAAACGTAAAGAGTTTCCATGATCTTATGCATATACCAATTTCATCATTTGTGAGAATATGGTGGGATAGACAGAGGGTAGAATACAAGTACGAATTTCGTGGAGCAGAATACCAAGGGTATCACAATCCAGGTGAGATTTTACATTTCAAGTGGAACCCAGTTGATGCCTCAGTTTTTGGTACAGGGTTTGGAGTTTCTGTTACTTCAACTAGAGACTTTACAATGCCGTTGTCAGGTGAGGATTCAGTAGACTTGCGTCTGCCATCAATGCTTGATAGAAAATACGGAACTCAATTCGTAATGCAAATAGCAGAACAACGCTACATCAGTAGAAATGTCTGGATTGCTGATGGCGCATCAGCTGATCAAAGAGCTCAGCTGCAACAAAACGTAGAGAATGCACAAATTGGACAAGACATTATTTCTGGAACTAATGTAGAGGTAAAAGAATTAGGATCACAGGCAAGAAATTTCAATCCTGCGCAATTTGCAGACATTACTCAAGGACCATTATTCAAGGCATTAAATGACTTTAGAGGAAAACAGGCAGGGGAATCAACTCATACATTTGCAAATGCAGAACGTGCAGCTCTTTTAGATGAGTTGGGACTAACTGCATTTCCAATTTCAGTACGAGAACAACTAGTAGAAAAGCTCTTCAAGCCTTGGTATGATGCAAATCCATTTTATGATGCAACCTATCTTGGTGGAATGATTCCAGTACCTTGGCATATGGGACGCTTTGATCTAAACTTTGGTCAGGTAGAAAAGAAAGATGTTGCAGTAACTGACATGATTAAACTAATTGAGTTATACTTGCAGTCTCCAGTACCAAAGGATCCAAAACAAATCCTAAAATTATTTGAACAAGCAGGACTTCCAATTGATGAGGATTATCTAGTTACAATTGATAATTACTACAATGACCCACATGGACAGGCAGCAATGGTTAATTTACAACCAACTAATGGTGTAGCAGCTCCTGGATATCCTCCTACAGGGTATTCATCTACAGGATATCCTCCAACTGCAGATATCGGTGGTGGTCCAATCTTTAATGATCAAGTGATGGGTTCCCCACCAATGGATAATCCAATATATGATTCAATGATAAGAGATGTTCGAGGAGATGGAAATCCTTTTGTTCCAAATAACTATAGACGCTCAAACCAATCACAGGACTGGAATTATGGACGAGATTATGAGTAATCAATTTAACAATAATTCATGGGGTACAACTGCAACAACAACAGACAATATTGTTACATACAATTTACAAACAAACGGAACCGGAGAATGGTTTCCATACTATACAGAATCAACATGGCTACCATACAAAGAAGTAAAGTATATTCCAAAATGGCACATTACCCAAGGATACAAGAATCAGATTAAAACAATGTGGGACTGAAATACCTTTAATCTAAAAGCACAATAATTTTTGTGCCAGCTAAATTAGATAGATGTGTAGCTGATCTCAAAGCAAAGGGTAAGGCAGATAATCCTTGGGCAGTATGCAATGCATCAATTGGAAAAGAAACCAAAGAGGATCCCAATCCTATGGATATTTCATCAGGTAATAAAGTAGGTAAAAAAACTCAAGAAAAAGTAAATGCAAACAGACAGAGTCCATTTTTTAATCCACCAATTAAAAAAGGCACAATCGAACCAAAAATTAACAAAACCACAAAAGGGATTGGTGGCCTTGAAGGAAAGATAGGAGAACCAGTAAAAAATCCAAAGCCTTCGTTTTTGTGGAAAGATATTCTTGATTCTCAATTGAGGCGAAATGTCAAAGAGCCAAACATCTAGGGAACAGCTGTGTGGCAACTGCAGACATTTTGTTGCAGGTGGTCTCTGTGAATTAGTAATGGGACAGATAAACTCAAAATCAACTTGCGACTTGCATGAGTTTGGTAGTCCAAAACCAATTGATACAGAAGTGAATCCAACTCACACAAAAACAAAAACAAACTACAAGCCAGGATTTATGGTTGAAACTATTCCAACAACAGGTGACATTGCACAAAATGCAATTCAAATGGAGCATGAATTGCTAGCTCGTGGAATTCCTGAAAACGAAGTTCACAGGGCAGTAATTGCATACTTTTCACAAAGCGAGCCACCAGCAGCAATGCCGTGGCCTGGACCAGTTACTGGAGTAGATTTGGCAGGTAATGTGAACAATGTCATAGTTCCTGATACTGGTACACCATTAACTAACTTTAACGGACTACCAGCAGATACACAACCATATCCTACCTCAAACAAATCACCGTACGGAATTGGTTCTAATCCATACCCTTCAAACCCAACTCCTGATCCAAACTCAATTGGAAGTGTATCAAACACATATAATATTTCAAATCCACCATACCCCTACGATTCTGCTGTCTGGAATGGATTGGGCTCTAATGTAAATTCACAACCATCAATGCATGGTGAATATGGATTCAATGTAGCAAGTTTAGTTCCAACATTTCCTGATGACTATGAAGCACTTCATTCTGATACCCGTGTTAACTCTAAAGGCATACAGCCAAGTGGTGCAGTTACAGAGGCAAAAAAAGAAAACCAGAAAAAAAAGTATCAAAAACTTTTAGCAAAATGGGCTTTACTAATAGGCGGAGCAGTAGCAATTGATCATATTATTAAAAATTATATCGATTCAGATACAGAGCAACCACTACAAGTATTTGCAGAGTACCAGTATCACGGACATGATTCAGATGACGAGTGTGCAAAGTTTAGCAAAAAAACTTTTGACATACTTGAAACTCACAACAGACCAGTAATTCCAAGTGAGGACATTGGGTATACAACTACACATCCAAACTGTATCTGCACATGGAAAGTTTTACCAAACTATACAGGTAAAGGAAACTCACTTTCCAGAAAAGAAGAGTCAGATATTCATAGTATTGAGAGTTACATCTCAAAGGCTGCAAAAGATGGTACACTACACAAAATAGATAGAGACGGTAAACTAGCTACAAAGACTACAAAAAAGAATCCACTAAAGGAATTATGTGATTGTATGAATGTACGGATGCCCTCAATTAGTCTTGACTTGCCAGCTAGAGCAAAAGTTGGAATGTCCTGGCCAAAGAGAAAAGCAGCGTTACAAGAAGCAATTTCCAACCTTCGCTCTGAGTTTGACTGGTTAACTGATGATTATATTTCAAAGGCTAAAGAACTTGCCGAAGAGGCTGAAGGGCAATTATATCTAATTAGAGCAGCAGGCGAGTCAGTAACTGATCACAGGTCAGAAGGTGAGCCATACCGTAGAAAACTCTCAGCTGATGAGCTAAACTCTATGACTAGAACTATAATTGGCAAATCAATGGATATCAATCACCAGCCAGAATATGAAACACAGGCAACAATTCTTGATGCAGAGTTTGACAAGAGTAGAAAAGAAATTCAAACTCTAGTGATAGAGCGAGACCATCAAATTATAGATGCAATTGAGGATAAAAAAATTACAGCAGTTTCAATTAATGGTGGAATGCCTCGCTCAGAAAGTGTTGAAAAATGTAATCATGATTGTGCAGGGGATAGCTGTGAGTTGTGTGTTGTTCCAAAAGGCGTAGTGTTGGGAGAGTCAGATGGGATTGGAATGACTTGGGTAATTAC